TCATGCTGCTATATCCGTCCACGTAGGGGTTTGACTAATAGGGGCAATGTCTACCCAATTTGGGTCGCCGCCCGGAACTATTTGACTCCAAACTAGTACTGTTCCGACTTGGCCTGTGGCCTGTACGCCAATGGCGTATACATTCGCATCGGCTGTTTCAGTAGTCTCGCCTAGTGCTGTAGTGCCCTGAACGCCGGTTACATTGACATTTAGGACCAACTCTACCGTAACGCTGCCAAGAGCCGATGTAGCTTGTAGTCCTGTTTCCGTAACTATAGCATCGGCTGTGACGCTTACAGTGCCTAACTCACCTGCGCCCTCTACGCCCGTAAGGTCAACAATTACATTACCCTGAACGCCCGCCGTACCTAGAGCCGTAGTTCCCTGAACGCCTGTAACAGAGAAGTTGGCATCTGCGTTAACTATTACCGTACCAATCTCACCGGTGGCTGCGTTACCAAGGGCGCTTATTGCCCCGTCGCCGTTAACCGCAATGTTGCCAAGGGCTGTGGTAGCTTGTACGCCAGTGACGTATACCCCAACGCCTTCCTGTACTTCGACTGAGCCTATCTCGCCGGTAGCCCCAAGACCAAGAGACTCACCCCAAGCGCCCTGCCCCCAGACTCCTCGACCCCAACCGCCTAGATAAACAGTGGCATCCCAGACCGTATATCCCGCAACGCCTGTGGCGCTAAGCCCAGTAACCGAAACGCTTGCATTTGCTTGCGCTATGGCTGTACCTAGAGCCGCTGTGCCAACTACGCCGGTAACACTTACAACTGCATCACCCGTAACACCTACAGTCCCTACAGCACCAGTACCGATAGGCAGAGCATTACCTTCGCCCCACGAATCCGTACCCCAAGTGCTGAATCCCCAACCGGAGAGTGGGACCGTAACGTCAGTCATATCAGGACCTAAGCGATACGGATAATAGCGTTGCTCGCGTCAGCCGCTGGGAAGACAATAGTAAAGTCGCCCGCAGTAGAGGTCTTGTCCGCACCGAAGTCCAGAACTGCAACAGCAGGGTTAGTGCCGCCGTCAGCCAAATAGATCAAAGCGCCACGAGCAGTAATAGTCGCTGTAGACCACGTAGTATCTGCAAAGTCCAAAAACGCTGTAGTGCCGGTAGACGTGGGATTTGTAGAAATAGTCAGTGTATTTCCGCCCGCTGTGTAACCTGTGCCTGAGACCTCGTTAGTCACGCTGTATGCCGTAGTAGTGGCGCCTAGCGTAGCCGATGAAGTAAACAGAGCGATTTTAAATACTTGTGACGTGCCGCTGCTGAAGTCGAAAGTGCCATCAAGCACGCCAACTTTGAACGATGTAACCATAGCTTGTGTGATAGCCATTTCTCTTTCCTCTTAAATTAACGCGGGGTTATACGGAGTTGACCAGAGCGGTACATATCTTCCCGCATCTTGCCGTCCCCTAAGTTTTTGAGTAGCGCCATAGCGTCTACATACATGCTCTGATAGAGCTGAACCATATCAGGCTCGCCCTTAATAAAGCGTATTGCCTCAACCAGAGCACCATTTAACAGCGCAGAATCAAACTCATTGCCAAGCCACGTAGTACCGGCAGTAACGATAGACTCGGGGTAGTAGCCGTAATGAAGCTCCACCTCGTACCCTGCGTCTGGTGTTGGGCCTATGATAAACGCTGTATCGTCAAAAAGGCCGTAGTGCTTGGGTGCGCCAGTATCCGTTGGGCCGGGATACGCTTCTCGTATAAAGTTAACGTCTTTGTTCAGCAAGTAGGTGTAGTTCCCATCGCCGTCAATAACCGCCAAAGAGAAGGGGTATAAGAAGTCCGTAGGGTACACCAAATACTTGTTGTTTGCCGTCATGTTGCCCGTCTGGTTACGACGCAGCGCAGGAATCTGAACAGTGTTATATATCTTCTGCTCAGCCTGATCGGTAAACATAGCAAGCTGCGCGTCCGTAAACGACTGCTCGCAAATGTCCTCTATGTTGGTCTTCAGATCGGCGTAATTCACACCCTACTCCTTAAGCCATCGGGCCTCGGGCCATAGTACCTTTGGTTGCCGCACCTGTACCGCGAATCTTAACACCGCTAGTCTTCATGTCTTTAGGCGGCTGGTTGCAGCAGTCAGCTACGCTGTACTTTACTGGCTCGTTAGGAAACTCAATTACCTTCGGAGCTTTTACGTTTGATCGTGACTTCATTTTCATTTCTGTCTCCTAGCTCGTAGTTACTGTTACGGTCCCTACGGCGCCTCTTCCTTCCAAATTGTCTGGCGTAAGTCCAAAAGGATCGTTTAGTCCTACTGGGTCCCATCCCCATTGAATATCCCTACTAGCTACCAATTCCGCAGAGTCTGGACGTGGGTTTCGCAGTGCTTGTGGGTCTTCAACTGGAAACTCACCTAGTTTGTTCTGTGGCTGATCTGGGTTCCAACACTCGGGGCATGCCTTAATGTTAGTCTTATTCCCCTTAACAATCAGTTCTTTAAGTTCACGTAGCTTGTACTGAAACCCACATACGTCGCATATTGCGATTGCTTTTTGCCCAGACGCATACTTGTAGCTCATGTCTACCTCACGCCATATATACGCGGCACCAAGCTAAGTGTGGCTTTCTCTCTATCTTCACCCGCAGCTAACTCAAACTGACGCTCGTACTCGGCCTGTAGCATAGGAATACGTGGCATTAACTCAGGGTCTTTTTGCGCTATATAATACGCAAGCCCTGCAACGAGGCAGGGCAAGAAACGGAAGTTAACGTCTGCTGTGTTTACCCCTGTACCGGCATCCTCAATACGACGCATACGCCAATACTTAAGGATGTAGTAAGGCGCTACAAGCGTGCCTTGATCTGGCACCGGCCATACTGTTGCTGTTGGGTTAGCCTGCCCACGGTCTATATACATCTGGATGGGGCGGCCTTGGCTTAGCTTGTTAGGGATGCTGGAGTACGTAGAGACGCTGATTCGAGTAATGTTTAGGTCAGACTGGGTAGTGATATTCCCGTCCCCTGTGCGCACTACGTGCTCTAGTAAGTCTATAGTGTCGGCTGGCAGGTTGTATGTGGCAGTGCCTTGAGCGAGGTTTAACGTACCCTCCTCGATAGTCCACATGTTAATGCCGCGATTCTGCCACTCAATAGTAAGCAGGTTCATAGATCGTCGCGCTGTGCGCAGGTCATAACCAGAACGCATTTCTCTACCGGCACGTTCCCACGCTTCTTCCGCAATCTCGGTGAAGTCCATGTTGAACGCTGTAGTACCAGAAGTCGCCATTATTTCTTCCTTTTCAAAGGCTTAACCCGTTTGGGCTTTCCTGCCGGTTGCCCTAAGCGCTTTTTCTGCGCTACACGGGACTTCTTTTCTGCCGCTGTCATCTCGCCAGAGGTCTTAGGCGTTTTACTGGAGACGCGCTTTGTGGGCCTACAGTACGGGGTTCCCCGCTTCTCGCCTTCCTTACGACCGCAGTCTTTGCCGGTACGGACATCTTTCCAGTCCTCTTTAAACCAGCGCTTTAGGGCTGCGCCCTTCTCTGTCTTACGAACGGCCACTGGCTTTCTTCTTCCTGCATTTGGCTATAGCACCCGAGGCGTACGCAGAAGGGAAGACTTTGTACGATGCCTTCACCTTGCGGTAGCAGTCGTCTTTGACCGTACCGCCTTTCTTAAACGTAACGGGCTTCATTTTGCCCATGCCTCGACACTTCATCATGGCTTATACCATCTTACACTTAGTGCGACCGCGCTTTGCACAACCATCAATTTTGCCGCCTCTCTTGTAGCCTTTACCAGCCGCCATTGCCATGCCGCCCATAGCCATTTTGTGCTCGGAGTCTTTCATCATGGTACCGTCAGGCATTTTGTGCATGCCAACTTTACCGCCCATGTTCATTCTCTTAGTTCCGCAACCAGCCATACCACCGCTCCTGAACTTACGGCCTTTATCGGCCTCAACGTAATCTTCACCCACGCTCTGTGGGATTCCTACCTTCTTGGCAAACTTGGGGTTATTCGCCACCGCTGCCATCAGGTTGTGTTGTTTCTTGCTCTTGCTTGGCATCTTTCTTTCCGCCTTTTATGCTTACCAGCGTGGGCTTTGGTTCGCCCAGTTCTTCTTCGTAGAAGCCCTCTAGCACAAATGCAAATTCTAAAACTTCTTCTGGAGTCCAACGCCCCTTAGAGTAACTCAGGACGGCTAATGAAACATCTACCATCGAGTACTCTAAGTCTTTCATTTGGTTACCATTTTACCTTGTCGGCCCAGTAAGCTGCGCTCATCTTACCCTTGGCGATGTTCTTGCCGTGGCGGGATTTAAACGATTTGCGCTTAGCTTTCATCTTAACAGATTCGCCCGATTTGGGTTTACCCGCAGTAGAGGCACCTTGCTCACCGAAACGAATAACTTTCTCCTTCCCACCTTCACAAGCCTTAACTACATGAGACTTTTTGGGGTGAGAGGGAGTCCGCTTGGGCTTGTTACAAGCCATCGCTTTCTTGTCGACTTGCTTAGCCATTAGCTGTAGAACACCGTCATAGCAGTAATGTTGGTCATCGCAGTAATAAGCACGTCATTCTCACAACGGATACCGTAGTCTGGGATGTTTATAGAGTGCGAATCGTCAGCAACGAAGTCGATGTCCAACGTCGTACGCCCACCAGCACCATCAGTAATAGTCAATCGACCAGCACCAGCAGCACTAGTAAGAACTTGGACTTGACGTATGCGAGCCGGACCTACACCGAGACTGGCTGCGGTCGTGACCCGTTTGGTTTGAATATCCGAACTAGACATATCAACCTCCTAATTAAGAAAGGTTATTGTTCTGGATATAAAGAATAGTAACTGTTGCTACACCAGCAGTGCCGTCACCATCAGTTGCAGTAAAGTCCGCTAAAACCTGTAAGTCGGTGGTTCCAACATCAGTTGCTTCTGTATCCAAGGTACCGCGAGTAGTTCCCACAGCCTGAACACTTGTAGCTGGGATAAACGCGTCTGCATCAGCAGAAGTACCTACAGCAACAGTAGATGCAGTGCCGTCATCGTTCGCTGTGGTTACGTTTAAGATAGCGTCTACAATTTGCGAGTTAGCAGGAATAGTAGCAACCACTTGGTTTACCCATGTCACACCTGCAATGCCGATAACCGCAGACTGCGCCATCAAAGCGAAGCCGACGTTTGCTACATCAGTGCCAACAGTAGAACCAGTAGTATCTTTGATTGTCCCAGCTTTGACGGGACCTGAGAAGGTAGTATTAGCCATTTGAGAATCCTCACATGCGAGTTAATTTTGGGGTGCATCTGTCTGCATGTCGTCAGCCGGGACTGTCAGATACACCGGATGACCCCGGTACGTACTTACTATATACCATTTCGGGGGTAAGTACACAATACTTAAGCAAAAAAAGACCCGCCTGTGGGAGCGGGTCAAGTCTCAAGGGAACAAACAAAAAACAACAAAAAACAACAAAAAACAACAAAAACAACAAAAAGCATTAGCTTGGTTACTGCGAAATTGCAGCACCTCCAACATATCACTTAATTCGGTGTTCGTAAATGTTCTTTACCCACCACATGAACATATCTTCGCCAAGGGTGTGTTTCATGGTATTTACCCTAGCAGCAACTAGCTGTACGTTTTCCCGTACGTAAGGGCCTTGGGGGTTTATACGGTCTATCGAGGCGTTGAACTCTTTTTTCTTTCTATCACCGTAGGTGCCGTCTCTTTGGTGGGTCATGAGCATGCCAGATAGGGCACACTTACCGCCTTGCATTTCCCACATGTCAATAACGTCTTCCGTAGTTATCCCGTACTCGATGTCTTGTTTGAGCCGCTGAGATTTTAATTGGACATTTAGCACCCGAAGGTACGACTCAGGGGTAGCAGAGGTCTTTCTTGCCCTTTGTAGGGTAACGCACTGCTGGCATATCCCCCGTACTTGCCCCTCTTTAAAGGTCTCAAATTGGGACAGCAGCTTAACTTTGTTGCACGAAGTGCACATTCGGGAGCCTTGCGACTCTGGCTTTACTTTAGTTTGTCTTGGCATATCTACTACCTTCACACAAAAGAAAGGGGGCCGAAGCCCCCAATCTTAACACCATTTGCTTACTAAGCGCCCGGTGAACCGAAGATACCCAGTGGGTCAGATACGCCGAAGCTGTATCGCTCACGAGCCTTATATCGGCTGTTGCCTGTGTCAAAGTCTGCGTCCATGCTAGTTTGCATAGGTGAGCGGACAAAGTGCTTCAGGCCGTTAGGTACGTCAGTCATCAAGAACCACGCATTGGTGTCAGTCAGGTAGTTATTTACTGTATAACCACCGGGGATTGAACCGTTGTTGCGGATTGCGTTGATGTCGTTGTCCGCTGTAGACACACGAAGCTCAGTATCCAACAGGCGAGTAGCAACGAATTGCAGCGCAGGTGGGATTACAAGCTTAGAGGGCTTAGCAGCGATCAGGAGGCCACGCTCATCAGTCCAACCAGCGATCTGGATAACGGCAGCTTCTAGTGAAGTTTCGTTAAGATCGGCTGCAACAGCAGGACGGTTTGAGTTAGTTCCACCAGATACGAGAGGGTGAGCAGTTGAACAGAGAGTCTGTCCATCACCGTA